ATGACATGCCAGCCTGGGGGCAGCACGCGGAAGCCACGGCATGGAATGAAGACACACGCGCCCTGACCTTGAGCGAACCGATGACCTTCGCGGGCGGCGCTCACTACGTTGGCCTGCGCACCAAAGCAGGCGGCGTTGATGGGCCGCATCAGGTTGTGCAAGGATATGTCCAGACCAACATGCTGCGACACTCCGAAGCGTTCAACGAGGCGATTTGGGCCTCGTTGGGGTCCAAAGTGTTGACTGCTAACACCGACGTCGCCCCGGATGGTGAGCAGACAGCCGACACGCTCACAGATAGCAGCGCGGTTTCGTATTTTGGGATTTGGCAAGCAGTAACGGTGCCGAATAATTCCTCGGACTACACATTTACTGTATATGTGAAGAAAACCAGCGGCGGAACAGCTCCGACCTTTGGTGTCAATATGGCTTTGACTGGGGGGACTCCTGTATATACAAACCATCGTTTGAACACTGATACAGGGGTTGTTTCCTTAGCTTCCATCCAGAGTTCAGGGGACTACTGGAGATTTATTTGCAGAATCACAAACAACACAACAGGAAACACACAGCTTGGAGTGAGTCTTTATCCTGCCGCTTGCGCTGCTGGATCTAAGTCTGACTCATCGGCGGCACAAGGTTCGGCGGTGATATGGGGCGCACAACTGGAAACCGGAAGCGTGGCGACCAAATACCTGCGCACCGACGCGAACGGCCATCTCGACCCCTACACCGTGATTCTTTCCTCAACCCCGTCATTCACTCCCTACACGGGCAGCCAATACGAGCGCACGCATGTTGTGTTCGGCGCGGGCGAAACGTGGCGGCAGCCGGCGCGGGTGATTGCCATCCGTCCGCGTGGTCTTTACGAGGTCGAGGTCGAAGCGGTCAATGAAGACCCAAGTGTTCACACGGCAGAAAGCGGCATGACCGCGCCAGCCGTGACCTACTCGACGCTGCAAACACTCTACACCGCGCCCGTGATTTCCAACCTGACAATGGCGAGCAGTAGCACCGACAACACAAAAGCATTGCTGACCTGGACGCCGGCACCAGGAGCGGACGGATACCAGATCGAGATGGCGCAAGGCACCGACCCCTATGCTGCCAACGTGAGTTGGACGCGGGTGGGGGAAACCAGCGCGAACAACTTCGCCGTCACCGCGCTTTATGGCGCACAAACCCTGATCCGCATTCGTGCCACCGGCATGACGGTCGGGCCGTGGGTCACGATGTTCTACGGCAGCAGCGCAGACTATATGTGGACCAACGACGCAGCGTTGATGTGGAACGCCGTCACAACAACCCCGATGTGGAGATATTGATATGCCAGCCCTACCCGCTTCATCCGCCTTCACCGGCAGCGCCGTCACCGAAGCGCAATTCAAGACCGCGATCACAGATCAGCGGGAATTCCTTGCCGGCTTGCTCGGCACCCTCGGCACCCAGGCCAGCGCACTCACCGCAATGGGAGCGCTGCTCAACAGCACCACGGCGAAAACAACCACCTATGGCGTTGTGGCCGGCGACAGAGGCAAGATGATCGACTGCACTAGCAGCACGTTCAGCCTCACCTTGTTGGCAGCGGCGACAGCCGGCGACGGTTTCGCGTTCGCCGTGCGCAACAGCGGCACCGGCACGATCACCATCGACCCCAATTCGTCGGAGTTGATCGACGGAGCAACCACGATCACGTTGGCGGCGGGCGAGTCGTGCCTATGCGTCTGCAATGGTTCGGCCTGGAAGACGGTCGGCCGCACATCCGCCACGGCAATTGATGTTCAGACGTTCAACTCCAACAATAACTGGATCAAGCCAGTAAAGGGCACGGTGGCACTGGTTGAAGTGTGGGGCGCGGGCGGAAGCGGCTGTAGATCCGGAGGTGGTGGCCGAGCCGCTGGTGGTGGGGGTGGTGGCGGATACGCTGCGAAAGTGTTTTTCCTGGCAAATCTTGCGAGCACGGTGACCGTGACCGTAGGTGCAGGAGGGGCGGCACGATCATCAGGTACAGCCCTTGGTCAGAACGGAGGCAACACCACCTTCGGATCACTCCGAGGTTTAGGTGGTGGTGGGGGCTTGTACGGAGGTTTAGATAGCCCGACTGGCAGTGCGGGAGGTGGGGCAGGTGACTTTGATGGGCAGGGTGGAGAGGGGGGTGGTGGGGGTACTTTTGAGTTAGGCGTGACGGGTGGGGCATCACATTTCGGTGGTGGGGGTGGTGGCCACATCGGCACCAATACCGCCGGTGCTGGTGGCACTTCAACGTTTGCTGGGTCTGGGGGGAGTGCGGCGGCCGCCGGAACTGCTGGCTCCGGCATAACGCCGTCTGGCGGCGGTGGTGCGACCCTCACTGGGGTCAGTGGTGCTGGCGGCAATGGCCACTGCATTGTGACGGTTTTTTAAGGGGGTGATATGCGTATCGCAATGATCGAAAACGAAGTCGTCGTCAACATCAGCATTGGCGACGAAATCATTGAAAACGGCGTGGACATTGACGGCATGGATGTCGATATTGGTGACACTTACATTGCCGGCGTGTTCAGCAAGCCGGCAGTGCCAGAACCTACTCCCGAACAAATCCAGGCCGAACTCACCAATGCCGTGCAGCGGCACCTGGACAGCACCGCCAGAACCCGTGACTATGACGGCATCCTGTCGCTTGCATCCTACGCACCCAGCACCGTGCCGAAGTTCGCGGCGGAAGGGTTGGCTGGCGTGGCGTGGCGCGATGCGGTGTGGGCGTACTGCTGGGGTGTGCTGGCCGATGTGGGCAACGGACTCAGGCCGATACCGACAGCGGCAGAGTTGGTGGCAGAGTTGCCGGCGATGAGTTGGCCGGAGTAAGGCATAATCCGTGCCAAGTAGAAATGTCCCGCGAAATGTCCCGGTTGGGCTGGAAGCCAGTGTTTACGCCATTGACGGCACCCTTCACACGGCGGGGGTCACAGGTTCGAACCCCGTACTGCCCACCATAAAATCAAGGACTTAGGCCACTTTCGGGTGGCCTTTTTTCTGACCAGAACCGCCTGAAACAGTGTCAGACTGGGGTGAAATGTCCCGGTTATTGTCCCGGTCTGAATTGCCCGCCCAACTAGCCAAATACTCGGGCGCAAGGTGCGCGTACCTGAGAACCATAGACAGGCTGCTCCATCCGCCAAGTTTTTGGAGAACTTCGATTGGCGTTCCGGCCATGACGTGCCAACTTGCCCAGGTGTGACGCAAAGTGTGCCAGTTCACGCCAGACAGCCCGGCCCGCTTGACCGCGCGCTTGTATGCGTCGCCGATCTCGGCCATCGGGACATTTTCTGTCTTTTTGTTCCTGGTGAGCTCGTAGGTGAAGACGAAATCGTCATGTTGTCCAACTTGACCGAGAAGGATCTGAATGGCTTGGTCGCTCATCGGTATGCCGATTGCTTTCTTTGCCTTCGCTTCGTCTGGATGTATCCACATGACCTTGCGCTTCAGGTCTATCTCGCTCCAGCGAAGCCCAAGCAGATTCGATTGGCGAATGCCGGTGGATACGGCAAATCTGGCTGGCGCCAGAAGGTGAGACGGCAATTCGGCCTCCAGTCGTAGCCATTCTGCCTGCGTGAGCCAGCGCGTTCTGCCGGCTGGCGTCTTGCGTGATGGGATGGTTGGGATTTTGTCTGACCAGCCCATTGCTTGCGCGTGGCGCAGGATGGCCATGATGGTGTTGCGGTATCTGTTCCAGGTGCCGGCTGACTTCAGGCCGATTGACCTTGTGATGTCGTCAGTGGTCAGGTCTGACAGAAGCGGGTTGCCAAGGGCGGCAGAGAAGGCGCGCAGCAGGTAGCGATCAGACTCGCCTCGCGCCTCTGCGGTCAACCATGAGATTGAGGCGTCATTCCACGTCTTGCCGTTTCCAGTTGGAGTATCTTCCCAGGCTTCCGCTCGCCAAGCGTCGTGGATTCGCTGGGCTTCCGTTTTGTCGGCAGTCCCAGTGCTGCGTCTAATCCGTGGTCTACCTTTGATCGTGATCGAGGCATACCAGAATTCAGACTTTGAGGCGTCTTTGTAGAGCGACATGATGAAGTTGAGCCGTATTTCGACCTTACATATTCCATCAAATCATCCGCGATGAAAATCCATGCGCGACCTATTTTTGCTCCAGGTAGCTCTCCAGATGCCGCTTTCGATCTAACCGTTTCGGTGTTGCACCTTAACAATTCTGCGGCAGCGTCTATGCCAATCGTTGCGCGCACGACAACTCCCGGTAAAGCAAATCCTCATCCATAACCACTTCAAAGTCCTCGACCTGGCCCAGCAGCAGGGCGGCGATCTCGGCTTCCTTCTTGGCGGCGTTGAGGGTGCCGGGCGATACCTTGCTCAACACCATCAGCATGACCATGCAGTAGTTGTGCAGCCTGTCCAGGTCGAGGCTGTCGATCTCGCCATCGGTGCGCAAGCCGTGCAGGATGCGGGTGATGCGCTTGCGCAGGCTTGTGCGCCTTGATGCCCAGGATGCTTTCTCGGTGTGTGTCATTCGTAGTCCTTTGCCATACGGCGTAATGATGATGCTGGTTCGTACTGCTCGTCCTCATAGAACCACTCCATTGCTCGCAGCAGCGCAACCTTGGCGCAGGCCCGCCCGTACGCTTTCATCTGTGACTCAAGGAAGATCGGGTTGTCACCGTAGTCCATCGGCTTGTCGCCGTAGCCTTGGGGTAGGTTCATTTCATCTCCTTCGGAATGTGAACAGTTGACGCCTCTACAACGCGCATGCACATCAGCAGTGCCATCATCATCGTTACCGGGGATTGGTTCCCCGCCGCCTTCAGGAGCTTTTTGGACAGGTCAATCACTGCCTGCTCTTGCTCTTTGTCAGTCATTTTGGTTCCTTCGGTAGCTGCCAATTCGACCTCCATTTCGTGCATTCGTTGATACGCCGCGTTCATCGCCGTCGCGTGCGCGGATTGCTTTAGCAAAAATATCTCCAAATTTAGCCTCACCCCTGCTCCATGCGTTGTCGGCGATTTCCTCGCATATCTTGGCACAGGCTTCGCGCTCTGCTGCTCGAATTGCCTCAGCGAACGCTTCAATCTGCCGGTCAGTTCCGTGCATTTCGCAGGTGTTTTCTGGTGTCAGGTAGTAAGCAATTCCACACCGCCTTGCTACATCAATGGCTATCGTCATATCACATCCTCCTTGCGGTAAAGCGGAATAGCGAAACTCGCAATACCTGATGGCACGCTGTAAAGCCATGCCGAGGAAGTGCCTTTTTTCATTCGCTCAAGGTCTTCACCCCTCACATAACCTACTCTTACATAGCCAACTTGCTCAGACTCAAGTTTTGCTTTGATTGCCGCGTCCCATGCGCACTTAGCTACCATTTGCTGCGCCGGGTCTAGCGGGATGGTTCTCGACAGCCATTCTTCAAACGTCATACATCCTCCTTGCGGTAAAGCGGCATCTGTCTTCTAACTTCGTCCACAGCATCATCTAAAGAGTCTTCACAAACTCGAAACGTTTTTTCACCAGCGTAATCGGAAAATTCGACGCCAAGAAAACGTAGTGTTGAATACCGATCTGCGTTTATTTTAAGTTCGATATGCTCAGGCTCAGGCTTTGCCAGTTCGGCGCGAAGGGCATAGTGAAGCCCGTCGTTGCCGTTGGGGCCAATTATGTCCATACGGTCTTCGTCCCACTTTACCGGCAGCGCAGCCATTGCATCACGCAGAACACTGCGCGCCTTGTGGCAGTCTTCCAGCGCGTCGAAGAACTGTTCTGAATCAAGCCAATCCTGCCCGTTCATAGCCAGCGAGCAGAAAAAGCGCAGGCGCTCAAGCGGCGATTCTTCTTTGTCGCCTTCGCAGGCGTAAAACCGAGTAATTGCGGCATCAGGTTCAGGCTTAAAAATCTCAGTTTCCAGAGCCAACATGACAGGTGCATCGTCTTTGTAATACTCGCGCAGCGCATCAAACGCCAGTTGCATCACTTCTCTTGTGCTCATGGCCTTCCTTGCGTGCAAGTGTTTTTGCTGGCGGCTGGCCAGTTAGAAGGCTTCTTCCCGCCGCGTTCCAGCACCAGAAAGTAGCTGTGGAAAATCCTCGCGTGCTTCTGCGTTCCTGCCCGGTTTGGCGACGGAAGGCGGTGCTTTGCCGGAAGCACAAACAAATCCGCGAGCCTGAACCCTTCGATCTCCGCCCAAAAAATCACGTTCGCGTGGGTGCAGTGCATCTTGTGGTTGTGAATGATGTCCTGACACTTGAAAACCAAAACCCCGCCCGGCTTCAACACGCGGTACGCTTCGCTGATCGTGTCGCGGTAGTGGTCTTCCAGTTCGTCATAGCGCCAGTACCCGGCAAACCGTTTCGCCATCACCATCGAGCCATTGCCCTCGCGCCCCGCTCGAACGTAGGTCAAAAACGGCGGATCAAAAACCACGCTTCGCAGGCTCTGCGCTTCAAGCGGCAGCATTCGGCTGCATGCCTGTTGCACACCAACCAGTTGCGGGTCAATGTCAAACTTCAGGCGCGGCTGCGGAAGGTTCTTCCAGAATTGCCCGTTCCCGTATGTCATGTCGCAATCAAACCCTTCCGGGCTGTGCAGCTTCATAATCCCGCGCAGAATCTCGTCCTGATCGAAATACACCGACCGCACCACTTCTGGCTTGTCGGCAATCGCCGTGTTGCCAGCGCCGACTTCTTGCGGTTCGTTTCCTGCAAAACATTGGTAGTCCATAGTCATCCTCAAAAGCCTTCTAACCCGTCAATCCAGCGGGACGGCTTCGCCGCCCCTGATTTTTGCGATAGGTATCTCGCTGATACAGACTTGGGTTTGCGCCCAGGCGGATTGACTGGCGCCAGCGAGAATTGCTTGTGAAGCTGATCAATCCAAGATGGGTATTTCTTGGCGCGGGCAGTCATTATTTCGCCTCCAGCGCAGCGACTTTTTGATGAAGCAACTCGTTCACCCTGGCTAGGTCGGCGGCAACAGATTGAAGCGACATTGAACGCCTGCGCTCTGCGATAAGCTCGCGGTGAAGTTGGTCAGCTTCGCCCTCTACCCAGCGCTCCCGCTTGTTCTTGCGGTGATTGGCATGGGTGAATTGCGCCATTTCAGGCGGCTTCCAGCCTTCCGGCTTGATGACCTTGCCTTGCTCGTTCTTCATCATCATGCCGTCTTTGCCTCGCTTGGCCAGATTGGCATGAGCCACTTCGGCGGCAGCGCCGGCTACGTCAGCGCCGAGCGCGAATGAGCCGCCAAGCGAGACCCAGGCCAGATCAATGTCAGCATCAAGCAAGTGTTCGTCCTGGTCGGGCGAGAGGTCGGCGAAAAGCTGGTCATACTTGCCAGCCTTGAAGTCGCCGGATTCTTCGTGCAGATAGTCTGCCGTGCCGGTCAGGCCGATGGCGTGCATCTTTTCTGCCAACTCTTCCAGTTGCAGGCCGGTATAAAGCGCCGCCAGCCGGGTATTGCGTTCCGTTATTTCAAACCCTGATGCGCGCATGAATACAGCGACGCTTTCGATCATGTTATTGCTCATTTGATCTCCAGCTTCTCGCTAATTCCCAGGTGCGCGCCAGGAATAACCGCCGCCTCTCCAGCGCTCTTCTTTGCCCGCAGCGCAGCCAGCATGGCCACCTTGTCAATTGCCCAGGCTGATGGCACGAACAGCTTGTAGTCGCCCTCGATCTTGGCTTCGTCGTCAATCTCGACGTGCCCAGGCCCGAACTTGACGCGAACGCTCATTTCAGCGGACTTGATCGTCAGGTTGTCGCTCATCTTCATCATCTGGATGCAGTAGCTAGTGATGGATGCGATGCGCGCCTCGATGGACTTCACGGACTGCTGGCGGCGCTTGATGATTGCCTTCTGCGCTTCCGCCTCGACGGCCAGTGTTTCGACCAGCCCAGCAATGGATTGAACCTTGCTTTCAAAGGCGTCGTTCCAGTCTGCAAGCGCCTCATGTAGCGCGGCGACGCGCTCTTCCTGAGTGCTTTCCGTCTCTGCAAGGCGCTGCTCGATTTCAAGCAGCTTCTGGCTGATTTCATAGAGTTTCATTTTGATCTCCTGATGTTGTCGATGCCCTTGCGCACCGGGTAATACGCGCCACGGGCAATGAACAGTTCTTCGATTACGTCATTGACACTTTCTGCGTCGCTTTGGCATTCACAGAAAACAGGCGTCCTTTCCGGGTCTTCCGCAAAGGTGCGTGACATTGCTGCGCGGCCAGCGTTGATGAGCCGGGTACGGAATGGCTCTTGGATTGGGAACTGAACAAGACGGACCAGCCCGGTGTGTATCGTTTCGGTCATGCAAGCGGCTTTCTAAAAGGTAGCGAATTGGTGCCCGGCGACTTGCGCCGGGCGGTTGGTCAGAACGGAATGTCGTCTTCGATGAAGGCGCTGGCGGCTTGTTGCTGCTGCGGGGCGGCTTGATACGAATTGTCCGCATGCGGCGTGACCTTCTTGTCCTTCATGAAGGCGGCGGCTTTCTGCATCTTCACCGGCTTGGTTGCCCGGTCAAGAATCTCCGACGATGTGAACTCGGTACTGGCCTCAAACGGCATGAAGATCGCCATTTTGGAGCCGATGGAGCCATCACTCTTCTGGTATTCCTCAAGCTGGAGCAAAAGGCCAATCTTCTTGGTAAGCAGATCAGGAAATACGCTACCCTGAACCGTCACCTTCTGGCCGGATGCTGCGTCGAACTTCTCGATTCCGCCCTGCGTGGACTTGATGCCGTCGCGCAGCTTCAGGCAGGTCATAATGGCGTTCAGTTGGTCAAGGCCGCGAAGCTCTTTACCTTCTGCATTGACGGTCCAGAGCGTCAGGTAATCCGCCGTCTGGCCATGCTCGTCCTTGAACGAGAACTCGATTCCCTTGGTGCCTTTCTTGCTAACCACTTCATGCGCCTGAGTGAAGGTGCCAACGTACTTGCCAGTCTCTGCGATGCGGGCGCCGATGCTGTCTGCGTTGCGTGCTGACTGCGTATTCAAACTGTATTCGCTCATTTCAAAGTTCCTTTGCTCTAAGTTCAGGTGTGGGCGGCATTGCGCCGCCCCGTGATTACTGCTGACGCCAGACGCCCAAACCAGCGACGCCTTCTTGCTCAAACTTGCGGGCCACGAACTTCTTGCTGGCATCCGCCTTGTTGGTCAGATTGACCGCATGACAGGTCTTGCGGCCAGCCAGGAAGAACATATCGCCCACTTCCATATCGGCGAACGGATAGCTCTCGGCGGGGCGGTTGCGCGTTGCTTTGGGAAAGTTGACGCCTTTGATGATTGTGACCATTACTTCTTTTCTCCTTGAGTGAGCGAGTAGTACCCGCAGATTGCACTGTCCACAGTGGACAGATCGTTTTCGATCAGTTCCTCGTCAAACATCCCAATGGGGGATTTAACGGTGTCCTGACCGTTGTTCTGGTTCCTGAACAGGTAGTTGCCATTCGATACCAGCGTGCGAAGGACAATGGTGAACATGCCCTCGACGGTGATCTTTTCGTCCAGCAGCTTGCCTATGGTCTTGACGCGCACGTTGCCGTGTTCATCGGCCTGACTGTGAGCCATCAGATAGACGCGAACATCATCCGGCAGCGAGGCGGCGGCGTTCAGAATGTCCCAGGCATGCCGGCCAATGTCGGTGAACTTCTGGAAACCCGTCTCGCTGGTGCGGCGCATGAACTCGTTGGCCAGTATGTATTGCCAGTCATCAATGACAATGACCTTGCGCTTGGTCTTGTTCATCACCGCGATGATGTGATCGTGCAGATCGGAAACGATGATGTTGCCGGTCTGGTTTGTGCCAGACAGGAAACCCCAGCCATCGGCACGGAACGGCAGCGGCTTCTTGATGGCCTGGATAAGCAGTGTTTTTGTTGGGTCCATCTTGCGCAGGCTTGAGGTCTTGCCTGTGCCGGATTCACCGATGATCAAAGTGGCGACGCTCATTTTGAGCCCCCTGCCAACTGCTCAATCAGGTCGTCAAATGCTTTGGCCGATGCGGCGGTGGGCGCCACAAGGTCAATATCGTCCATCCTGGCTTCCTCGATCTGAGCAGCCAAACGCTTAGAGAGCCCCATGATCTCTGTGTACTTGCTGGAAATGCTGGTCTGAATGGCTTCAACATCCGCTTCCGTGAAGCCAGCCACTTGATCAATGATGGAACAGAGCGCCATCAAATCAGACATCATGCCGACGCCAGCCGCTTGCGCTAGTTCAGAGTTCCTTGGAATTACTGCGTCTTGCATCATCTTTGCGATGACCAGTAACCGCGATGCTGGCCCAGCCATTTCTTTCATTGCCTCTTGCTTGTTCATGTTCATTCCTTTCGTTGCGTTCAAGTTCTTGCTGTTCAAGATGTTCAAGGTGTTGCTGCATCCACCAACCGGGTCTGTCGTCGTCCATCACTTCCTCTCGCTGCACTACAAAAAAGGTATGAATGCAGAATAACAAAAAGATAGCGAAATGGAAGCATCAACTCGAAAATAGTTTAAGTAATTCGTACTAGAAGGATTCCACGCTCCACCCACCACCGTCTTTCTTGGCTGCGGCTTTCACGGCAATGAACTGGAACGGATAAAGGTCTGCGGCTATTTTGATTTTCTGTCGCGCATCATCCATCCAGTGACCTTTCACTTCATGGCACTCAATAAGCCCGTCTGCCATCATGACTGCGAAGTCTGGTGTGTAAAATGTGTTGTCAGCCAACCTGAACTTCAAGCCTTCAAACTTCCACCAAAGAATGACGCCGGAAGACTTGAGCCTTTCCAGATAGTCCGCATAGGCGGTCTCGGTTTTGTTCATCACGCCAGTCTTGAGCCGGCCAAGTGCGAACATGGCTTTCTTGTTGTTGAACATCAGCCAACCTCTCGATTGAAGCAGCCAGTGCATGACGGGTCGCTGATGCGCATGTCATGCCCGCACTTGATCTGGCGCCAGTCAGTAAACACTTCCTTTACCAACTGGACGCGCTCGGTCTGCCCAGGAGACCGAGAAGGGATGTCAATCACAGCAAACGGCGATACAACCGAGTGCCTGCCGCCGCGAACTGTGTTGTGGCAGCCATAGCGGTGGCCAGGAGAAACTTCGGTTTCAATTTTCATACTTTGCCTTCAATGAACTTTCTGACAAACGTTTCCACGTCTTCTCCGTATTCCTGTCGCCAATGGATCAGCATCTGCTCGCGGAATCTGGCGTAGTTGTGGCCTTTGTAATAACGGATCAGACCATCGGCCAAGTGTTCGGCCAGGGTCACAGGCCAAGCGCCTTCTTGGTCTCGTCAAGGATTTCCCGCTCGGTGACGCCAAAGTGGCGCTCCCAGGCTCTTCGCCCCATGCCGTGGATGCCAGTATTGCCAGCGTGATGTTCGTGGCAGAGCGGCATGGTGTCGAAGTGGCTGGCGCGGCCCAGCCCAGTGCCAGAGCGCAGATGGTGGACAAGCGCTGGCGTGTCCGGGTGGCCGGATCGGCGGCAGATGGCGCAACCAAGTTCGGCCACGCGGGCCATGTGATCGCGCTCAGAACGGGTCATCGACTTCGCCGCCATTGCGAATGGAGTCCATGTGGGCCATGTAGGGCAGGCGAATCTTGGTCAGGAACCTGTGGCCAGCGTCGGCGTCGTGGTCAAGCTCTGACCTGCTGGCGACGTTGCAGATTGAGCGCACGCAAATTGCCGCCGCTTCGTGGTCGCCAAGACCTTCATTCAGTTGCTGGGTGCGCAGCCAGATCGGCGCCATCGTCTCCGACAGCCATTCGGCAAACGAAGGCTGCGAACACCACATGCCGGAAAGACGCGCCAGAGGCCCGCCAGCAGCCCTTTGCTTCTCGGGTGAGGTCGAGGTATCGGCTGCCGAAATGGTAGCGTTCTCGGTGGCAAGGCGGGCCACGGCGACAGGACTGCCAGGCATGCCAAAGATGGCGAAAGCAGCGGCGGCGTCATTTGGCTCAAAATCCAGCTTCACGCGGATGGTGCCATCAGCCAGCGTGGCCATGACGCCGCGAGAGATACCGCGAACGATTGCGGGCTCGCTCATGGCGCCAACCTTTTTGGTAGCCGATATTCAGCAACGCGGGCCGATTCGCCGAACTGGTTGACGACATCGACCGGCGCGGACGTGATCGGGTGGCCATCCTGGCGCAAGTCGAAGATGCGCGCGCCAAGTCGGTAGATGCCAAGCTCTACCCAGGCTTGCAGCGGGTTGATCTGCTCATGCCGCAGCAGGTAGGACAGCAGGCGCTCACATTGGGTGGACTTATTCATCGTCGCCTCGCTCAACGATCAATTCGCCACCACAGAACGGACAGAAGCCCAGCTTGTTCTCTTCCGGCGTGCCTTCGGTCAGGATGAACCGTTGACCGCAGCCGGTCTCGAAGGCGTCCGCTTCGTCGTCGTGCAGCCAGCGGCAGGACAGCATTTCCTTCGTAATCAGCCGCTCCAGGTAGATCGCCGCGTCAAGCATTTCTGCCTGTGCGTGACGCAGCCAATCGACGCGAGATAGATCCTCTCGCGTGGTGTCTACGCCGTACTTGTTCAGGCCAAAATTTGCGCGGTCAACCAGAAGCTGGCGAACGGATTCGACATTCGGGTCAAGCTGCGAACGCTTCATGGCGTCAAGCGCCTGCTGCATGTCTTCAAGTTTTTGCTGGTTCATTGCATGCCTACGATTTTTTTGAGTTGATCAACGCCAGCACGGGAAACTTCTTTGGAGGCTGGCAGAACGGGGAGAGACAGGAGTGGCTCGGGTGGCGGCGGCAAGCTGGGCTCATCTTCAAACTCACGCAGCGCCTTCTCCCAGCGGCGCTTGATCGCGCTGTAGGGCAGGGAGCGGACTTCGTAGGAAGAGACATCGCGGACGGTCCAGTAAAGGACGGCATCGCCTTTCCAGTCGATGGGCTCTCGCCCAAGGATTTCAGCAGCGCGGCGGAATGCCGTCTCAGGGTCGCGCGGTTGCCGGCACATGGAGCGGAACTCGGGCAGCGTGGGCGGCCAGTCAGAGCGCAGGCAGGCTTTGAGCCCATCTGCGATCTCGTAGCCGCTGATGCCATGCAGGCCATCAGCCCAGGCACGCTTGGTGCCCGCAATGTCGCCGCCAATCTGGCTGATGAACTTGTTGCCATACATCTGGCTGAACCGGACAAAGAGTCGGTCAACCCACTCGCTCGGCAAAGAGTTCGCCGCCAAAGTTGGCTGCTGCTCGCGGTGAGTCATTTCTGACAAGTTGTCCATCACTTGTAGTGTGATAGCCCCGATAGAGTTCATTCAGTGTTTCCTCTCGCTTGGTGGTGGGTCGTTGTTGAATACCTTTCTGGTAGTCATCATGAGCAAATTTTTTCTGAAAGTCACCCTTCAACTGAAATAAACCTGCCCAGCCTGAGAGGATTGATTGCTCGATCACTTTGTTCGGATCGTTGCCATCAGCGGCAAGACGTTCCAGTTCGCGAAGGGCGAGTTTTTTAGCATGGTCGGTCATTGGCTTTTTCAGTTCGACGCGGAACTGAACGAACGCCGCCCAGGTTTCCTGAGTCAGACCTACAGGCGGGTTTTCAGGAAGCGGCTCGCTCTTGGCTTTCGTTGTGCGCGCTGTTGTCGGCTTGGGGGGTAGGGGGGTTGTAGTCTCTGCTGTAGTCTCTGCTGTACTCTTACCTATATTAGATGGGCTGGTTTGTGCCAGCCTGTTGGGCTGTTTCGTGCCAGCCAGTTGGGCGCTTTCGTGCCAACTTGTCGGTACAGCGTCAGCCGCCTTGTTGGGCGCTTTCGTGCCATCTGTCTGGCAGTCAGGGATGCGGGCTGATTTCAGGTCATTTATGGCGGCTTCTATCGCGTCCAGGTTGACCCTGAAAAACAGCTTGGCCGGGATGCCTTTTCGGCTCTCTTCGATGAAGCCAGCGTCGCGCAATTTCTCCCTCGCGGTCTCTTGTTCACGGCGAGACAAACAGGTTTCTTCCTCCCATTCGTCGCGCACTTTGAAGAACCAGCCGCCCGCTTCGGTGGTGCGGGTTGACCAGTAGATGGCTTGGCCCAGGAACAGGCCAGCGTTGATGGAGCCGCATATCCGCACCAGGACGGGGTGGAATGCGATGGGTTTGGTGAGCGCTTCGATGATTCTCATTGTGGCTTCCAGTTGATTGGGCGCTTGTTGCGCATGTTGTTGAAAACGATGTCGGCAGCTTTCAGTTCGCCGCCGCTGATCTCTTCCAGCTTGTTGGCGGTGGCTCGTCCACAGACCTTGGTGCCGTAGAGCAGATGGCGAAGATAGGCTTCTGACGACCCGGCCCGCTCTGCAATCTCGATCATCTTGCCGGCGCCGTGCTTGGCGATGTATTCGTGGCAGTTCATTTTTTCTTCCGTTTTGATGGTTTTCACCGCGACCTATAAGGTAGCCAATTTGCACCAGAATATCAATCTGGTACTAAAAGATTGATGCCGTCCCATGTTTGTTTCTTCGTTCGGCGTGCTACATTCCAAATTAGTATCAAACAAAACAGAAGTTAAACGGGTAGGAAAATTGTTTTACAAGGTGAATTTATGGCTGATGACATCAAAAAAATCAGGCTTGAAAACCTGAATTTTCTTTACGACCGAATGGTTGAGCAGTTCCCAAACGAGCCGGAACATGGCATGTTGCGCCGTTTCGGGCAGCGTGTAGGGGTTAGCCCAGCTTATTTGTCGCATCTCAGAAACGACCGGAAGAATGTCGGCCACGCCACTGCGCGGAAGATAGAAGCCGCGTTCAGGCTTGAAGAGGGCTGGATGGATAGCTCGCATGACGTTGTTGCGGATGTCGATGCGGCGACGAGAGAGGCGATGACGCTGTTTTCAGGCGCCAGCGCAGGTGTCAAAGAGGCTATGATTACGCTGCTGAAGGAATGGAGTAAGGGTAAGGTCTGATCGGGGGGGCATGACAGGGGTCCGCTCATTTAATGCACGAATTAATATACGACTAAAAAGGTGCGGTATATGCAGGAGTTTGCGACGTTATTGTCGGTTCTTACCGGAGAGGAGCGTTTGAAGGTTTTGGAGTTGTTGCGAGAGATGGCGGCTGCTGAAAAGGCCGCGTAGAAGAGTGGACGCCCGGCATTGCACCGGGCGTTTTTTATTTCACTCTTATTTATCCTCTCGTCGTGAAGGTATAGCCGCAGGCACCAACGACATTGCCGTTGGCATCTGACAGCTTGGTGTGGATGACGTTGGTTTCGATCAGCCTTGCGGCCTCTCGAAGAATCCTGGCGACTTCCTCGCTGCGGTCCAGCGTGCTGCCGGTATGGCAGAAGGCATCGTTGTCGCACTGGATTTGAAGTTGAAATTTCACGCCCATGTCGATCCCCTTAAAGACTGCTGACCGCAACCATGTTGCGGTAATTGAGCATGCGCTGGCCGTTAAGCAGGCGCTGGTAGGTCTCCTGCTGAAACTTGTCGGCCAGCAATTGGCGAAGCTCGACGCCATCCCAGGCTGCCGGGATTTTGTCGTGAACGATCAGCAGCATCATTGCCGTGGCAATGCGGTTGCAGTGTTCCGTGACAAAATGGACCTGTTCTTCCTTGGTCATTTCAGTTCCTCCGGGACTTCAACTTCATCCCCGAGGCGGGATGCCACGAAGCAGCGCATGGCTGCGATGAGAGGTGTGGGGCCGGTCATGCGCACGTTCTTGCTGTTGACAGTGTCATGCGTCCCGTAGTGCGCCATATAGGGGCTTGTAGTCCAAGGGCCACAAGTGATTCTCTCACGTTCAATGATCGGCCCGCCTTGTGACCAAGTTTGGTGATAGCGGTGGACGTACTCGCCGCTGCTTGTTGTCTTGTGCCAACGCTGTTCACGCCAGTCTGCTACGCCAAAACGCAGCGCATCAGGCTCTTCGATGGTCGTCACCGCCCAATCCAGGCGAACGCCATCCAGTTCAGATGTTTTCATGGTTTTTCCTCTCGCGTATTCGGTTGCGGAATTGCAATCCGGTGGAGCGTACCCTTGCGGATGCGCTCGGCCTGATCACCTTTTTCTTGGGACGATGTAGTCGATGCCATCTTGCCGGCGAACGGTAAAAAGCCCAGGTTCATTGCTACCAATCGGTCCCCATTGTTGACTTACAAAAAAGTCGTATTCACGCAGGAGCCAATGAATGATTTTTCGCATGATTTTTCCTTAAATTGAGTCGATTGCTTTCCGCGCTCTCGCGTGGATCGGATCGTTGTGATGCGCGATGTGCAGCTTGAGAAGCTGCACAAGGCAATCAAGAAGCTCTGGCGCGGCACGCAGAAGCGCCTCGCGCCCGATGGACACACCTTCGTTGTACTCGGCCTCATAAATATCGACCGGGCCAGGGATGGAGTGTTCGGCGCCTCCAATTGCATCCAGGAATCCGTCACGCCGGAACGATGAATTGCCAAGCGCTGGGTTGAACTGCATCAGGCTTCTCATTTCACGCCTCCCTTCATGGGGAATAGGCGGTAAACAAGACCGCAAGCCGGCCAGCAGAAAAACCCGATAAGGAATGCCGCATCGGGGTGCTTGGCCGACTCAGCCAGCAGGGCGGCAAACAGGAAAAGGACGCCGATGGATAGGTATTTGGCGAATTTCATGGTTGCCTCCGGTTCAGGTTCTTTGCATCGAGCGCGTATTGCGCCGCCGTTTCGGCTTTCCGCTTGCGTGAGTAAGCCAAGGGAAATGATTTCGTTGCGTCGATGAACAGGTAGGCGTCTTCCTTCTTCGCGAAGGTAGCGACTTTGCTGTCTGTTGCTTCGTCGTAAACAGCACACTCGTCGTTCACGTCGATAACCAGACTCAGGTTTCGTTGTTGCATGGTTTGTTTTCCTCTCGCGTTTGGTTGGTTGGTTGCCGGTGTTGTAGCCACCGGCAGGCATTGCGAGGCAGTGTGATTTGGCTCATCGAGTTACTTTCATACTCCTTCCGCCCCCGTCTTTCCGTGGTCCGTCAGGCTTGCGCCGCTCAGTCGCCTCATCGAAGCAACTCAGCGGCGCACCCGGTCTCGCCGGGCGCGCGCTCACTTAATCAAAGCAGTTGGGTCCGAATGCCATAAAGCCGAACTCGGTACGCTCAACCTGGAGCCCTTTCGCTTCAGCCGCCTTGGCTGCCGCTTCCGACTGACCGCGAATCTGCTGCATGGCGTCAAACGGCGACGCCACCCAAGAGAAAATATTGCGATCAAAAAGGTAGCGAACATGGTCGAGCGAAATTGACGGCTCGATGGTATCGCCTTCTTTGTCGGTGCCGACCAGGATGCCGATACCAGCAAGCGGCTGCATGCCAATGCGGTAAAACATCTGGTCGCTCTTGAACAACCCCTCGTCATCGATGTAGATCACGTCAGTAACGTCGCCGCCAATGCGGAAAACGTCGAACATATTCACTTCGATGCCAGCTTCAGGGTGGCTCAGTGCGCCATAGATGGCGCTAAGATCGCCGCCGCCTGGAAGATCAATTTCAGTGATGGATTGATCAAACGGATTGATTTTGATTGCTTTCATGGTGTTTTCCTCTCGCGGTTGTGGCAGGATTGCCATCGCCGCGCCCTGTTGCCAAGGCGCGGGAATTGCGATGCTGCTGTGTGGATTTCATTCGGCGGCCCGTCCACGCTGCCGGCCTCACCTTGAACCGCGCGGTGGGCTGTTTGCTGCAATTACTGCTCTGTTTCTGCTTCCATTTCCTCGCCGTCGCGCTCTACGTCCATTTCAATTCCAAGGGACGCGGCAAGCGAAACGAAAAGGTTCTCGGCATCTTCGATGGTGATGGCCAGCGCCCGCTTGGTGTCGCCGGTTTCCCAGGACAACTTGATAGGACGCTCGCGCAGCCATTCAGATTTTTCACAGTCACGGTCTTCCAATGTGGCTAAAATGCGGATGTTCTGCATGGTTTGTTTCCTCTCGCAAAGTGATGAACTAGCCCGGTTGGGCGGCAGAGCAGGGCGGAGGCATCATGCTTCCGCCCATCTTTTTCAAGAACAACGTGTCAAAAACCGAATCTGAATTTCCTTGATCGCCATTGAGGCGAGCAAGTCGTTCTGAAACTGGCTTGTTGGCAGAGATACCTTCGTTGTCATCGACGTGAATGCAAGCGTCGCCAGCTCGTAGTCTATGAAGGCTTCGAGCTGTTCATCGGTAGCGTTGGCCCGCTTCATCCTGGCCGTTGACTTGACCGATGAAATCTTGCGGGCGCATGCGCTAACAATCGCCAGTTCCAGTTCCTTCGTGGCCATCTCGATTGAGGTGGTCGTCAAGGCGCTGTATTCAGGCAATTCCACAACCGGAGCTTTGATAACAGGGACCGACTCGGGCGGCAGGCCCGCGACGTGCGGGATTGCGCTTGCGGGACGGACCCGTTCCATTTTTGCTCGTTCCATTTGCTTTTCCTCTCGCGAAATTGGGCAGGAATGCCCCGCAAACAGCCTCTCTCGAAGCCGTTTGCAGTGTTTCCTAACTGTTAAAATCGAATTGCACTTCTTCGCTGTTCCATGTGCCGCGCATGAAGAAGCTGGCTTTGACCATGCTGTTTGTTATCGGCGGGCACCCGCCTTCGTCATCCCATGAATAGGTGCAGTCGATAACTGGAGTGCCTAACTCCGGGTCAACATAGACGATCACCCGGCTGTTGTGGTTGGTGTGCCCTTCGATACCCCATGAAGTGGCGTAGCCCAGCGCAGCAAAATATTCGTGACGCCGCGCGGGATTGCTCGACGCCCACTTGATGGCGTCAGATTCGACGGTCATTTCTGTGGCCCGGTAGCTTGTGTCTGACATGATGTTTTCCTCTCGCGAAAGATGGGGCAAAAGCGCCCCCCACTGCCCAGCAAGCCGGGCAGAAGGTGGAGTTTTCAGTCGTTCAGAACTGTGATGGTGGAGCCGTCGCCGCGATCAATGTCACGGTAGATGTAGGCGTCTGCGCCACGTTCAGCCAGCACAAAGCGGCATCCGTTCTTGATAATTTCCTTCGGCCAAATGCCGGGTGGGAAGTGAAGATCGGACGCATCGATCACTGCCTGCTCGCCGTGGCAGTAAACATCTGTCATGACGTAGGGTGACACTTGTGTCAGTTCCATTTTGTTTTCCTCTCGCGTTGATGTGCAAAACAGCACATTGCGAAGCCCACGTTCCTGCATGGGCGACGCAATGGGTTGTCAATCGGCGCAGAACTCGGCGATCCGGTCTCTGATCCACTTTTCAGGGTTCAGGTAGATTGGGTCGTTGCTGTAAGCGCCACCTAAAACCAAGTCTTTTGGGCCGCATTCCAGTAGCTCGCGGGCGATTTTTATCCGCTTGTACTCGTCGCCGGCGCCGAACATCCAGCCGCCACAGAATCCGAGTGCATCGGAGCAGTAGCAGTAAGACAGGCCGCGTGAAAAGCCCTGATGACTGAGCATGTAAGCGGCTTGGCCAAGATGCAGCGGCGCCGTATTTACCCGAACGATTGGGCAACTCCAGTCATGGCGGAAGCGATCACCGTCCGCTTCGGTATACAGAAGCAATTCAACCGGGCGAATCTGAACCAGCGCCATGACTAGCGCCAGGATTGTTACCCCGCGCTTTTCAAGGTCGCTGGCATTGATGCCCGCGCTGCTTGTCGTGCTGACGTAGATTCTGATCGGCGAAACGTCTGACGCTTCGTCGGTCATTGCCAGCATGGATTCGGGTTCGCCGGCCAGGAAGGCGGGCACGCTTGGAAACGCGCCTGCCATCGCTGGCGACCAGACCGGACTGGGGACTTCGATGTGCAAATCATCCAGCCGCGACAACATCGCTGCCGCGCGGCCTGCAAGCTCATCATTCCCCATCAACGCGCTTTCGCACGCTTGCTCAAAGGTCTGACGACCGGAGAATCCAAAATCCCACGAACGCTTGCTCTCATTCCGAACCGCTTTCGCGGCTGCAATGAACTCGCTCACGTCGCCGAACTCTTGGAACACGGCGGTTTGGCCGTGCCAGGTCTTTTTGGTTTGAAGCATGATTTTTCCTCTCGCGAAAGATTTGATGCACTAAAACAGCACATCGGAAGGCGGCCTTTATTGGAAGCCGCAATCCGCTGGGTTGTTACCTGATCGACGCCCACTGATCGGGCGTCATGCCTTTTACGACGGTCATGTCGGTGACGATTTCCTCGTCCAGTCCGGTTTGCAGCAGCAGCGCGCCGTAGAAGCTGGCGCGCGGGCTGATGATCACTTTCAGACCTTTCGAGGCGGCATTCGCACGCCAGCGCTGAACTTTTTTGGTCCAGGCCGTGTTGCTGCATGCCGCCAGTTCAAGCGCTTCGTCAACATCCCACCGCAGCGTCGCGAAACGGTCCACAAAGGCACCGTCTTGCTTGTTTCTACCCACAAATTCGAAGGTAGCGCCGCCGCCGTAGGTATTCGCTGCGGCAATGCAGATAAAGTCGGCATGACGCTCGACGCGCCCGTCAGGGAAGTCGGCGAATCCGTTCGCCAGCGCTGCATTGAATGCCAGCGTGGCAGCCGGGAGTGAGCCGTCAACTTCGTCGAACAGGTACACGCCACCCTGCTCGTATGCCTCACGGAACGCTGTGCTGACCAACCGGCCCTGGGCGTCAATAAAGCCGCTCAGTTTGTATTCCGAATTGATCGCGCCGTTGAAGTAGAACGGCAGGCTGAACGCTTTCGCGACCTGCTCCGCCGCGAACGTCTTGCCGCTGCCGGCTGGGCCGACAAGCAAAACATTCACACGGGCCGAACAGGTTTTGATCAGCGTTTCCAGTTTTGCGTGTGACATGCCGAGCGCTTCGGTGCTGCCGTCAATTCTCTTGATTTCCAGCAGCGTCGGACGGGGAATTTCAAGTTTGGCGATTTCAGCTTGAATCAGCTTGACCACCGCGCCTTCGTCCATTGCTGCATCGGGAATTTCGATCAAATCAGACAGCGCCATTTGAAGCGCCAGCGCTTTCACACTCATCGACTTGCCTTTTGGCTTAATGTCGGCGTCGTTGGTTTCGACCTTGGCGGTCTCTACCTTGTCGCCAGCCGCGTTGATTTCTTCATCTTCCGACTCGATTTCCAGGACACCGGCATCGACCAGCTTCGTGACTGCATCGTTGATGCGGTCGTTCGGGTAGCCGGCCAACTGCTCGCGCAGCGATGACTCGCGGCGACGGGCGTAATCGGTTTCTGTCGTGTTTTCAATCTGCATCAAAACTTGCATGATTGAGTCACGGTCGAAGTCGTTGATATTTACGTTTAGCATGGTTTTTTCCTCTCGCGAAGGGTTGTAGTGCGGAAAATGCACCCGAGAAGCTGACTTCTTGCGAAACCAGCAACCGGCTGATTTCTCAGCGTCGCGAGAGAGGAAAATATCGATTTGTTAAAGAACCTTCCGCCTTTTGCACCCCTACGGGTTCCCTTTGGGATTCCCCACAGCCCGAAATAGCACTCAATTTGCTGTGGCTCACACGCCTACTCTTGGTTACACCATGCCCGAGGGCTTTGTTTAAGGTCCGTTTCCAGACCAGCAGGCCGACCCCTTCCAGAACCGCCAGTAAACTGGCCACCCTTAGATAAGCTGTGCGCTAGGTAGTCCATCATCAGGCAAGGCCATCAATCCAGAAGGCCCCGCCAGTTAGGTGCATGGTGTGCAATGGGCAGATTGTTAAAGATCTCTTTTTGGGCAAGGCTTTCCCCTTGCCCCTCAACTACTTAACTACTAAACAACAGGGGCCAGTAGACTACCAAAAAGGTAGCAGGGACAGATACAAATGTACTATTTTGAGTAGTACAAAGGGAGTATCACCAATGTACTAGACTGTGCCTTCTCAGCTGCTTCCAGCTGCTGGCCTTGCTGCTGGCCTTGCTGCTGGCCTTGCTGCTGGCCTTGCTGCTGGCCTTGCTGCTGGCCTTGCTGCTGGCCTTGCTGCTGGCCTTGCTGCTGGCCTTGCTGCTGGCCTTGCTGCTG